AGTTGATGGGCGGACGCGTGAAAAACATCCCGTACATGCGTCATAAACTGGCCCAGGCCGTCCAGACGGAGTATCTGTTTTTTCTGGACAGTGATGTGCTGCTGCAGGGTCATTGTTTGCCGGGCTTAAAGGAATATATGGATGAAGACGCCAATCGGCAAGGCGTCGCTGTTCGCTATGATCCGCTTGCCGATCATGTCCAGTTTGGCGCGATTTTAATGAAAACCCAGATTGCCAAACAAATCAAATGGAATACCGGCGAGGGGAAATGTGAATGCCGCTGGGCCGTCGAATCCCTCAATGAAATGAATCCGGATTGGTATGTCGTTCTCCATCCGCACTATCAAGCGATGCATCTGAAAGGATTTTAACCATGATGAAAATCTTCTGTGACAAATGCGAACAGGAAATCACCGACCCGAACGAAATCAGCGCCGTCTTTGAGGATGGTGTTGCGAAACATTATCACAAGTCCGACTGCTTTATGGAAGCTCGCGAGAAGCTCAAATCTGTGGCAGCCAAGCCCCTCGAGTCAGTCTAAGATGATGAAGATCACCCACCTGTTCTTTGACAGCCCTAAGGTCATTCGGTCCGTCGATAAATCCACCCGAAAGGTTCTCTCGAGGTTTGGGGCATTTGTCCGCCGGACCGCCAAACAGAGTATCCGAAAGCGGAAGAAGGCATCGACGCCGGATTCGCCGCCGTCCAGTCATACCGGCCTTTTGAAGCGGTTTATCTTCTTCGGCTATGACCGACAGAAAGACAGCGTGGTCATCGGACCGACCCGGCTGACCGAGAACAATCGCGGCGAGGCACCCTCGATTCTGGAATATGGAGGCCGGACAACCGTCGAAGGCAATAAGAAAAAAACACGTGTGCGAATCCGCTCCCGGCCGTTCATGGGACCGGCCTTCGAGAAAGAAAAACCCACTCTTCCCTCTCTGTGGAAAAACGCAATCAAATAGGAGACTTTACCAATGCCAGACTTTTTATTGGGCATGAATGCCAAGATTTATCAGGGTGCCGCGGCCGCCGATGCATCGACCCTGGACCCTTCGACGCTGACCGAGATGGGCAATGTCAAAGATGTGACACTCTCGCTGGAAGCAGGCGAAGCGGACATCACCACCCGCGCCAACAGCGGCTGGCGGGCCACCGCACCAACACTGCGCGAATGTTCCTGCGAGTTCGAGATGGTGTGGAAGCCCGGCGATGTCGGATTTGAGGCGATTAAATCAGCGTTCCTTTCCGCAGGAACCGTGGCACTGGCGGTTTTGACGGGTGCACACAATGAATCCGGTGCCGAAGGCCCGGTGGGCAACTGGTCCATCACCAACTTCTCGCGTAGCGAGGCACTGGAAGAGGCCGTCACCGTCAGCGTCACCGCCAAATTAGCTGCCTTCGGTCAGTGGTTTGAAGCTGCATAATCTCTTTAGCGAAAGGACACTTTAATGAAGACATTCAATGATGCCGCCGGCAGGACCTGGACGATTGCCCTGAATCTCGGCACCGCGATGCAGGTCAAAGAGAAGTTGAACATTGACCTCTTGCGGCCCGAAGATGGCGACCCACCGCTTTTGACGCAGTTGGGCACGGATGAGATGCTCCTAGGTGAGGTCTTGTGTGCCTTGCTCGGTCCCCAGTTTGAAAAACACAACATCACCGATGCGGATGTACGGATGGCGTTCGACGGGGCCACGCTGCTGGCGGCGCAGAAGGCCTTTTATGAGGAACTCATCGATTTTTTCCGCAGCCGCGGCCGGACCGACCGAGCCAAGGCGGTCGCGGCGCAGATGCAGCTCATCGACAAGGCGACGGCCGCCATCGAAGGCAAGATCGACGCGATGGACCTGGACACGCTGATCGATGGTGCACTGTCTGGCACATTGCCGGATACCTCGGCGTTGACCCCCGCGCCTTGACGCTGCGGCAACTGTTGTGGATGGCCGAAGGTCACCATCGCGATGCCTGGCAGCATACCGCCTCGATCATGGCGCTAATTGCCAATGTTAATCGCGACCCGAAAAAAACGCGGGCCTTTAAGCCATCCGATTTTAATCCCTATGTAAACAAAGCATCCAGGGCGGATGTGATTGTCGTTACGAAAGAAAACATTTCACACCTCAAACACGCTTTTTTAGGAGTAAACCAGAAATGAAAACAGAAGTCTTACGCAGAGTCTTATACTGGGTTGAACGCCATCAGTTTGCCATCATGTCAACTCTGATTTTTCTTTTGATGATGAGAATTGTGTTTTTCATGATCGACAGTTCATTTACTTCCGCTGGTTTGGGAATGACATAATCATGATAACAGTCGACACAGTCCCCATCCAAGAGGCTAAACAATTGTGCAGGGAGTATCACTACAGCGATGTATTTCCGCCGCATTGTATGGTCTCGCTGGGCTTTTATGATAGCCATGGACTGGGCGGTGTGGCCATTTGGGGCTGGGGCGTTCGGCCCAGGCACACCATTCAGCTGCTCTTTCCCTCGCTGGATACGGGCGATTACTGGGAGCTGTGTCGGCTGTGCTGCCGGGAGGATTTGCCGCGAAATACCGAAATCCAGCTACTGGCAGGCTGTGCGGAGTGGTTCCGCCAGAACCAACCCAAGCGAAAGGTGCTTTATACCTGGGCCGACGGCATTCGCGGCAAGCCCGGCTATGTGTATCAAGGCAGTAACTGGCTCTATGGCGGCTATATCAATACGGAAATCTACCTGACCGACAATCATGAACCGGTGCATCCGCGATTGATGATTACCCGATTCGGCAGCCGCAGCAAAGCCGTCTGGACCGGCATGGGGCTTCGGCGCGTTCGTGGTAAGCAGTTTCGGTATTGTCAGTTTTTGTGCGGCCATAAACAGCGAAAAAAGCTTCTAGGGGAAAGTCCGATTAACTGGACCAAACGATATCCCAAGCATGACGATTTAGTGTGGCGTATTGATGCGGGCGAGGGGTCAAGAGAGACCCGCGATCCCCCCAGGATCGAAAGGTCGGGGCAGTTCCGGCAGTCCGCTTTTCATACACCATTACCTCTTTTTTCAGGATTAACGAATGGCTAACACCACTTCCATCCGAGCCGGTCGTGCCTTTGTCGAATTGTTTGCTGATGACAGCAAACTGGTGCGGGGTCTACGGTCTGCCGAACGCAAACTCCGCGCCTTCGGCAACGGCATCCGCACACTGGGGCTGAAGATGATGGCGATTGGGGCCGGACTCCTCACGCCGCTGATCGGTTCGGCCAAGGCATTCAGTTCCATGGGCGACCAGGTGGCCAAGATGGCCAAACGCACGGGTCTGTCCGTCGAGACACTCTCGGAACTGCGGTTTGTGGCCTCTCAGACGGGCACCGAATTTGCGACACTGGAAAATGGCGTCCGCAAAATGCAGCGCAGTATCTATGACGCCGGTCGCGGCCTCAGCACTGCGGTTGATGCACTGGCGGATCTGGGTCTGACCTATAAGGACCTGGAAGGATTGTCGCCGGAAGAGCAGTTCAAATTGCTGGCCGAGCGAATCGGCAAAATCAAAGACCCGACCAAAAAGGCTGCCATTGCGATGAGTTTATTTGGTCGGACCGGCACGAATCTATTGCCGATGTTCGAACAAGGCGCTGCCGGGATTAATGCACTCCAGGAAGAGGCCCGCCGGTTAGGCCTGACCATGCGAAGTGAGGATGCCAAGGCCGCCGAGGATTTTACCGATGCGATGGACCGGCTCTGGAAGGTCGTCAAGATGACGGCATTTCATATCGGTGCGGCTCTTGCACCGGCGCTTCAGAAAATCACCAATGTTATCACAAATATCGCCGTCAAAATCAATGCTTGGATACAACAAAACCATGCGGTCATCGTCACCATCGGCAAAATGGCCTTAGCCGTCATGGCCGGTGGCGCTGCCTTGGTGGTGTTGGGAACCGTCATCAGCGGGTTGGGGTTGGCATTTGGGAAGCTGAGCTTGATTGTTACCAGCATTGGTGCTGTGTTTAAGATGCTGGGTTCGGCGATTGCGTTTTTAGTTTCACCGATTGGTCTGGTCATCACAGCAGTTGGTGCCTTGGGCGTGTATCTGGTCTATACCACGGATGTGGCAGGCAAAGCCCTCGATTGGCTGGGCCAGAAGTTTACCATCCTCAAGGATGATGCGATTGCCTCCTATCAGGGAATCGCCGATGCCATGGCGGCCGGAGATATGGCCCTGGCAGCCAAGATTTTATGGCTGACACTGAAGATGGAATGGACACGCGGCGTTAATGTGCTCCAGAAGGCGTGGCTGAACTTTCGGAATTTCTTTATCCGTATCGGCTATGACGCGTTCTATGGCATGATGGCGGCGGCCCAGACCGTCTGGCATGGGTTGGAAGTCGGCTGGATTGAGACAACCGCGTTCTTTTCGCGAACGTGGCAGGGATTTGTGTCGTTCTTTGCCAAGACCTGGGAAAACATCAAGGCCGGGGCGCAGAAGGCATGGAACTGGATTAAATCACTGTTCGATGACTCCTTTGATTTGGAAACTGAAAACAAGATGGTCGAGGACCAGCGTCAACAGGCCATTGCCACCATCGAAGATGAAAAACAGCGTAAGCTCGCCGAACGCGAAGCCGAACGTCAGTCCCAGCGAAAAACACAAGCCGACCAGAATGAGCAAATCCTCGAAGAAATCGGCCGCCAGCACGCCGAGAAGTACAAAGCCCTGGACGATGAATACGACGCCCGCATGGCGGAAAACACCAAGGATTTAGAAGCGGCACGTAAGGAATGGAAGGACTCCATCGGCCGGGCCAAGGATAAACGTGCCGAAAAGGATCTGGAAAAACCCGCTGCCGTCGAGAAGGCTAACACCGCCTGGATGGATGTTGGGGATGTGCTGACCGAGGCGGCGAATAAAATCAGCGTCACCGGAACCTTTAACGCCTCGGCGGCCTGGGGATTGGGGACCGGCAGCGCCGCCGACCGCACCGCCAAGGCGACCGAGGAAACCGCACGCAATACCAAAAAACTCCTGGATGAATCCCGCAATAATGGAGCGATGTTTACATAATGCCCGTTACCGTCACTGAAAAATTTCAATCCCGCGATGTCGTCCGTGGCACCAATCCCTCGGCGCAGTTGAATTTTGTGATTCAGGGAACCGAAGATTATGACGAGGCGCTGACACAATTGGCCAGCAAAGCTCCCCAGGCATTCGATAATCTGCCGCGTCTGTCCTATGGCATTGAACCGATTGCCGAGACACTCTGGCTGGGCCATGCTCGGTATGGTTATCAAAGTACCCAGCCGACCGGAGAATCGGTGTATCAGTTCGATACCGGCGGCGGCAGCCAGCATATCACTCAGAGTTTAGGGACCGTCCGGCGCTATGCACGGCCGGGTGCTATTGCGGGCAACTTCATGGGCGCGGTCGGTGTGACCGCCGATTCGGTCGAAGGGGTCGATATTACCGTTCCCGTCTATAGCTTCAGTGAGGTCCACTATAAAAATAGAGCATTTGTAGATGACAATTACAAAGCCACCTTGTTTGAATTGACCGGGACGGTCAACAACCGCCCATTTCGCAAATTCGCTGCCGGCGAAGTCTTGTTCCTCGGTGCCAGCGGGACCAAGCGCGGCTCGGATGACTGGGAACTTGTGTTTCGGTTCGCCGCCAGCCCGAATATGACCCATCTAATCGTCGGCGACATGCAGGG